ACGTTCGATTTTGCACTGTCTACTACAAAGCTGATTATTATTGCGACTACAGGTAAGCCGATCAAGTTCGCATATGAGGGGAATTCTCGCCTGAAAGAGATTAGCGATAACCGGGATAATCGAGACCAGAGCTTTGAGGCACAGATTCAGGTAAAGGCGGGGCTTGCCTCTTCCATCAGTGACGTAACCGGTTACTGGGAGCTTGCATAATTAGATGAAATAAAATAGGGAGGCGTTGAAATTGGCACAGGAAAATAAAAATGTAAATCCTGAAAATGGGGCGGCACAGGAAAATAAAGCCGCCTCTGCTGCTTCCATGGTTTTGAATGACGATACGAAGATTGTAGTAGAATCGCAGGTTCCTACGGTTTATTACTCTTGTCCCGTAACATTTGAAACATTTGCTTGGATGGAAGCTGGAGACACACAGGAAATGACATATAAGCAGCTGCGTATTATGAACGCAAAACATCCTCGATATTTTACGGAGAAATGGCTCTTGCCACATAATGATATGGTTGTAAAAAAGCTGAATCTCACAAAATATTATACAAACAGGGTTAACCGTGCGGACATCAAAAAATTGTTCGGAAATGATTCTAAAGCGGTAAGCGACTTGATTTCCAGTTTGGATGCAGGCGCAAAGGCTGACTTTATGCATAAGGTTACAAAGTATGTCAGGGATGGTAAAATCGAGAATGTAAAGATTATCCGTCTGCTCGAAAAGAAACTGGGAATTGAGCTGATGAATCTGGTGTAAGGGGGCGATCTCTAATGGGGACACCATTCACCGTGCTATATGAAAGCGTTTTATCTAAAATCAAAGATTATGACTTTCTGAATCTGGAGGAATCTGAAATTTATGAGGTTCTTTCAGATTATTTACGTCCTGCGGTTGCGGCCTTTAGAGGTTGCAGACAAGATTTATCACAAAGGAACAAGGTCAAGTTTAAGTGCAAGTTGACAGATACAGAAATTGAAATTTTATCGAATTATATGGTAATCAATTATCTGGATAGCAATTATATTCGTGTTCCACTTATGCTCAAGCAAACACTTTCAAGTAAAGATTTCAATGCGTTTTCACCAGCAAACCATTTAGGTAAAGTAATGGAAGTACGTGAGAAATATAGAAAAGACAATGAGACTTTATTATCACGGTATCGCTGGATTAAACGAGAAGATTAGGAGGTGATTGTTTGTGGGAGGTTATCAAAATTTTCTTCGTAGAATGAATGCTGGAGGAAATACAATGCGAAATGAGCAGATTGAAAATGCTTTGCATTTAGTTCGACAAACTTTTGCAGATGATCCTTCCTATATTCCTGATGGTGTAACCGTATGGAATTCAGAACGAATTATTCATCCCCGTATCTATACGCAGCGGTATCGTTCTACTTCGCCAGCACAGGCAAATATTCAGACATTAATTCATGAGCCTATTTATATGGGTGATGTGATTCCTTGGCCTAAACATGGATACTGGTTGTGTGTGAATGCCAATAACTTACATGGCATTCAATGGGAAGGAACTTTGTCGTTCTGCAATTATAAGGTAAAATTCTTTTCGCCATTGACTAAAGAAATTGTGGAGTATCCGATTAGTGTTATCAACTCAACGCAGTACGGTAGCGGTGAAACAGATAGATATGATGAGAAATTACATATGACTATCGGCACATCGCAAATGATTGTGTATATCACATTTGATGAGCATACTCGCTTAATTGATGGTGGTTTTCGCTTCTTGTTGGATAGGAATATAGAAAGACCAACAGCGTTTGAAGTGAAGCAAGCAGATACAATTAGCTATTCGGATGCTGGAGAAAGAGGGTATATCCATTTGACTGTTGCAGAGGATCAGTATGATCCAAAGCGTGATAACAAAGAATTGATGATTGCTGATTATACTTTTGATCCTGTGGGAACAGGTGCAGAACTGAAAGAAAAACCTGATATGTGGATTTGAGGTGATTGAATGGCTTTATTACATGAATTGAAAGAGTTTCGCAGTAAGATTAACCAAAAACTTTGCAGCGATCAGAAAATTGTTGATTTGATTAATGATAAGCCAAATTCACCAATTCCAGATCGAGATTTGATGTATAAACGAATTTACCCGTATGCCTATACGCCAGAGGCCGTAAAGGATACGGGTACTTTTATTTGTCATCGTATTTATGTGCCTGATGTAATGAATAAGACGTTTAAGAAAATGTCGATTGTCTTTTATGTGTTTGTTCATCAAGATAATATTCGTACAAGTGATGGGTTGCGATATGATTTAATTGCAGAGCGAATTGAAGAAATGTTTAACGGAACAATGGAGTTTGGTGTTGGTAGGATGCGATTGGTCGAAATAAATGATATTAGTCCTGCTCCTAAATTTCATGGAATTTCGTTAGAATACTCTGTTTCTGAATTCAATCGTCCTACTATCAATGGCGATCCGAGGGCTGGTGCCGAAACATGATCCAGAAACCAAATTTACTTAAAGTTAGAAATTACAAGGTAAATGATAAAATTTCGGTTCATGTTCCAACCGTAGATGAGATTTTTGATTTTGGCGATCAGAAGTATTATAGCATTGTTCAAACTCTTGTAGCCACGCCATTTGATTTAATGGTCGAACTTGATGATATTGGGATTGACTATGAAACAATTACAGATTACCAGTTGTTCATTTTGATGATGGAGTCCATTGCAGTAAACGAAGATGATACATCTATATTATTTGGAGATTTGAATTTAAAGGGCTTTCAAGAAGCTGTTAATCCTCAAAATGGTGAAAAGGTTCTTTGGAGCAAAGATAATGATATTGTAATCGACCAAATGATTGCTTTGGAAATTTGTAATGCGATTCGCAAGATTCATTTTTGGGAGGCTCCCATTGGTCGTGCTGGTAATGCAGAGGCTAAAAGATACTTAATTGAACGTAATCGCAAAAAGAAAAAACGACTCGCTAAGAAACCTTACAAGTCATTTTTGGAAAGTATGATTATTTCTCTTGTTAATACGGAGGAATTTCCATACAACTATGAAACTGTTATGGAACTTAGTGTATATAAGCTAAATGCGAGTTGGCGACAGATTCAGAAAAAGAAACATTGGGAACAAACAATGAACGGTGTCTATTTTGGAACTGTCGATACTACAAAAATTAATCTTGAGAAGATTAATTGGCTGTCACCAGAATGAAAAGTTCTGGTGATTTATTTTGAAATAATAAAGGAGGATTCAATATGTCTAACGTTGTTGTTAATGATCTGTCTATCACAAGTCTTGAGACTATCATGGCATTTGGTATCAATGGCGGCGCACATCGGTTTACTTTGGATGAGTTGCAGAACGCTACTATTGCCAATAGTCAGGACAATACCGCTCTGACTGGTAAGGGTGGTCGTACTATTGGACAGTTGAAGCGGAATAAGTCTGTTACTGTGTCTGGTACTAACGGCATGGTTTCTATGGGTCTGGTCGAGGTTGAGGTTGGTTCTGTCGGTGAGCATCGGGATTCTACCCCTGTAAAGATTCCTGATTATCTGGTTGTTAATACCAATAAGGCCACTACAAATTATAAGGCTGTCGGTACTGCTGGTAACGAGATTCAGGAAGTTATCGTGAAGAACTCTGATGGCACTATCAATAAGCGGTTGACTCAGGATGCTACTGCTGCTGATGGCAAGTTTGCTTATGATCCTGCTACTAAGGAACTGACTTTTGCCGAGGGCGAGATTGCTGACGGTACTGCTATTGTTGTGTATTACACTCGTAATGTTGAGGGTGATGTTATCAGCAACATTTCTGATAACTATTCTGAGACTGTCGAGATGTATGTAGATGCGCTGGCTGAAGATAAGTGCCACAACATTTATCATGTTCAGTTCTACATTCCTTATGCTGACTTTACTGGTGCGTTCGATCTGGCAATGGGCGATAGTCAGACCACTCATGGTTTTGAGGCAACCAGTTTGGCTTCTGCCTGTACCACTGGTGGCACTAAGTTTTGGGATTTGACAGTCTTTGGTGCGGATGCTGCTGATGCCGAGGATGCTGGGGCGGTTGAAAACCCTTAATTGGGTCTGACCGCCTAACCATTCCCGCCCAAGGTCAGACTCTATTGGGCAAGTCGGTTTCTGATTTAATTGGAACAGATGTAAAGGTGTATGCTGACGGTACTGTAACAGGTACACTTAAAAATGTAAGTGGATTTACTGAATTCAATTCTTCTGATGTAAATGAACAGTCTGGACATTATTTCCCGCTGCATCTTACACAGACAGGTACTAAGATGACTTTGAAAACTAACGGCGTAGCGAAAGCAGGAAAAGAGAATATGGCTTTTGATCCTGATATTCTTTTCCGTGTTTCTGATAAGAATACCACTTTCACTATTGATGTTGATGGTAAGGAAGTTGTCACATTGAACTTTAAGAATGCCACTTTTGCTTAATTGAGGTGATTGAATATGGCGACACGTTCCATTCCATGTCGTGTATGCGGAAAGATGTTTACCCCTTGTAATAAAACAAGTGGTGCGCTTGGTGCATTCAATTATCGTGAAATTGCTTGCGGCCCTGAATGTGGTGCTGAATATTTGCGCCGTGTTCAGGCTGCACGACAAAAGCCCTCTGATGCCCCGGACACAACAGTGTCTACGGATGACAAGAAAGTGAATGTCGGTAATCCAGAGCAGAAGCGTACTCGTGGTAGACCTAAAAAGAAAACAGATTAATGAAAAGTGGGAGGGCTTATGTCCTCCCATTTTTAATCTTATGGAGGAATAAGATGACTTTAAATTTGGTATCGGAAATTCCACCATCTGTAAATCATTATTTAGCATATCGTGCAATTATGCGAAATGGTAAACCATTAGCTATGAGTTATAAAACACCAGAAGCTACACGGTATCAAGCGAGGTTTGCAAGGTATGTTGCCAAACAAGTAAAAGAACAAGGATGGAATTTAACTCCGAATAAAACACAACACTTTTATGTAGATTGTATTTTCTATTTCCCACGGGTTGATATGGATTGCAATAACTATTTTAAATGTATGCTCGATGCTATTACAGATAGTGGAAAGATTTGGGTTGATGATAATGTTGTTTGTGAACGTGTAAATGGTATTTATTATGACACAGAAAACCCAAGAGTAGAAATACAAATTACACCAGTTGACTACATAGGTATATTTAAGGATATATCTCAATTAGAAAAATTTGAATCTAATTGCATCGGTTGTAATAGATACAAACGAAATTGTAGTATTTTGCAAAGAGCAAAAGATGGAAAGATTCAGAACGAAATTCAGAATTTTACTTGTTGCAAATTTAAATCGAAATTAAAGGAGAATTGATATGGGAAAAATTACAAAGAAGTCTATTAATGCGCTGATGGATGTTTATAAGCGTAATTCTACTGATACAGTATTAAAAATGACTGATCCACAGGATGATAGTAAAGTCATTATGGAAATTGTTCTCAAAACGTCTTTAACAATTCCTGAAAAGGGTATGTTTGTGGATCGTGTTGTAATTCCTTGTTTTGATGTTGAAGGTGATTTTATGCCACAGTATCTCGATCCGCTGTTTATGATTACATTGCTCCAGATGACAACTAATGTACCGCCCATTGAAGATGTAATTCCTATCGTAGATGAAGCTGGTAATGAAACTGGCGAAAAGACTACGATCATTAATATTGAAAAGACATATGAACTTTGTAAAGCAATCAATCTTGTGAAAAATGCTACAGATGTAAAGTATCAGGCTTTGATTGCTGAGTTGCGTCAGATGGTAGCGGATAAGTTGGCCTATGTTAAGGATATTAATGCAAGAAAAGCATCTAACTCTTTGGCAATTTTAAGGCCATTGCTTGATGTTGTTGCAAATGCAACAACAAATACAAATTTAATGGAAACATTAACACAGCTTGCAAATGCAATGGGCGTTTCTGAAGGCGAAACAGGTGATAATGTAATTCCGCTCTTAGATAGGAAATAATCATGTCATTAGACAAGATTATAAAAAATCTTGATATTACTAAAGTAAAAGCTCCATCTGGATTAACATTATCACAAGAGTTGGTGAATGCAGCTAATTTATTAAGAGATTGTATTCAAGAACAAATTAACCGTGAAACAATGGGGAATTGCATTTCAACTTCTGATTTAGCAGATATTCAAGTCGATGGAAACACTTTGACAATTACGCTGAAAATTCAGAATTCAAAGCGTCCGTCAATTTTTAATGAATCAAACCACAAGTACGCAAATGTGTTTTGGCTCATTAATGATGGATTTGTTGTGCAAAAAGATTGGCACTTTAATGGGTTTGCTCATAAAGAGCGATGGGTTTATCGCAAAGCAGAACATTTTGTTGAACATGGAATCACTGATTTTAATAGCAAAACCAAATTGCCAGTAAAGATTAAATTGATAAAAAGACCTGATATATATTATTGGGAAGAATAAAATCGCCTCTTTCTTTAAGAAGGAGGCGACAATTTTTTGTAATGGAGGTGAATGAAATGCCTGATGTAGATGGTCAGATTGTATTGGGTTTAGATATAGCGCAAACTACTCAACAAATGAGCCAAGATTTAGATACCGTATTAAAACGCATTAGCAAAAAGGAAATTACTTTAAGTGCAAAGATTGATAACATTAATTTTGGTAATGCTGCGGCTCAAATTAGGAATGCAACAAACCAGATTAATCAGGAGTTCAATAGTACATTAAATGTGATTGATCTTGTGAATGGTGGTATTGGTAATCTTAGTCGAATGCTTCAAGGAGCAGGATTTAGTAAAGGTTCAATTTCTACTGTAACGCAAGACTTACAACGAATGAGCCTCCAGATCAATAAAATTACAACTACCATGTCTCAGAATGGTAATATTCAGTTAAAAATATCTGGAACAGATGAATTGCAGCGTGTTGTTACTATTATTCGCCAGTATGATTCTGAGACTGGTAAGGTAGTTAATACATCTAAGACCTTTGTTCAATCATTTCAAAACAATTCAAAAGCTGTTGGAGATTTTTCAAAGAAATTAGAACAGGTTCAAAATGCTATTGCAAGCAATAAAATTGAAGCTGCAATTTCAAGTCTTAACGCTAAATTTGAATCATTAGGAAGTACAGGACATGAACGCTTGGCGGCGATTCAAGCAGATTTACAAACTTTAAATTCTTTGCAACATACCATGTCTACCGCACAAAATAATTCTGATTTAGTATCAGCATATCAGCAATACGAACAGGTTCTTGCTCGTGTAAAAAACAATTTAACTATTGTTACAGAAGCAATAAAAGGACATTCTACTGCGAATTCAGAAAGTAAGAGGACTGTTGATGATTTATCAAGAAGTTTACAGCAAGTTCAGAATGCTTTGGCTACGAATAAGATCGAAGCATCTATTACCAGTGTAACATCTCAATTTAATCAACTTGGTTCTACTGGACATGAAAAGCTGTCGCAGATTCAAGCAGATATTCAAACGCTTAATTCTTTACAGCAAACAATGAAAACCAGTACAGATAATAGTGTATTGGTAAGTAGTTATCAGCAATATGAAGAAGTTCTTGCTCGTGTTAAAAATAATCTTTTGATTGTTACAGTTGCGACACGGGATCAGGCTACGGCAACAAAAGAAGCTGCCCAAGCGCAGAATACATTAAATAAATCTGCTACACTCTCAAATAAGATTGAGTTGTGGATGAATCAAAATGCAAAAGCTGCTGAAAAATATAGAGAAGAACTTAAAAAGCTACAAAACACGTTAAAGAACAATACAGATGCTTCAAAACTTACATCGGTAAGTACAGCATTTGCTAAGATTCAATCCGAGGCAAAAGCTGCTGGCCTCACTACAAACACATTTGCTCAATCTATTAAGAATGTTGGATTACAATTACTTGGATTGACAAGTGGTGTAGTAGTAATCCGTAGAATTATATCTGCGATCCGTGAAGGTGTCAGTACAATTATTGAATTGGATGATGCACTTGTAGACTTACAAAAGACTACTACTATGTCTGGTGCAGATTTGGTTGCATTTTATTCAGAAGCAAATAAGGCGGCAAAAGAACTTGGTGTAACGACAAAGGATATTATTCAATCTGCTGCGGATTGGAGCCGATTAGGATTCTCTGATAAAAAGAGTTCCGAAATGATGGCTAAATTAGCTGCTCAGTTTTCGGCAATCTCTCCGGGCGTTGACATGAATCAGTCTACAACTGGACTGGTAAGTGTTATTAAAGCCTATGGTATTGAGGTTGAAGATGTTCTCGATGGAGTTATGTCTAAAATAAATATTGTTGGTAATACTGCTGCTACGTCCAATCAAGAAATTATTGCTGGCTTACAAAACTCTGCTGCTGCAATGGCGGCAATGAATTCTACTTTAGATGAGAACATTGCTTTGTTTACGGCGGCACAAGAAATTTCTCAAGATGCTTCAAAAGTCGGTAATGCTTTGCGTACAATCGCAATGCGTATTAGAGGTTACGATGAAGAAACTCAGCAACTTTCAGATGATTTAGCTAATATTTCAGGCGAAGTAATTGATCTAACTAAGACAGTTTCTCGTCCTATGGGCGTTTCCTTGTTTACTGATGAGACACAAACAGAGTACAAAAGTGTCTATCAGTATTTGAAAGAAATTTCTGAAATTTATGATGAGTTGGGTGCTAAAGAGCAGCAACAGTTAATGGAAAAGCTGTTTGGCAAAATGAGAGCCAGTATTGGTCAAGCTATTCTTCAAAATTTTAGTGCTGCGGAGAAAGCAATGGATAATATGTCAAAAAGTGCTGGTAATGCTAATGCCGAAATGGAAATCATTACAGAGTCTTTGACATACAAACTTAATGCTCTTAGGGAAACTGCTGTTGGAATCATGCAAGATATTTTCCCACGTGAATCTATTGGAGCATTTATTGATGCAGGAACAAGTTTGCTTGAATTATTAGATAGCATTATTGAAGCGTGTGGTGGTTTAGGCAATACTTTGTTAATTCTTGTGGATGTTATTGCTTTACTTAATTTTAGCAAAACAGTTGTACTTGTTCAGAATCTTTGGTCCGCATTAAGCACTGGCTTTGGATTATTGCCTAAGTTGATTTCTATGTTTGGAAATCTGAAAGCTGCATGGGTTTTAGGCAAAGAAGCTGGTGGTGGTTTTATCGCCACGTTAAAAAATGCAGCAAGTGCATTGATTGGAACTGGTTCTGCTGCCAGTATTGCAACCGCTGGTATTATGGGTGTGGTTGCCGTAATTGGCATTGCTGTTGCACTGTATACTAATTGGAAAAGGAAACAAGAAGAAGCAAGGCGAGAATTAATTGAATCTGGTAACGAAGCAGCCGAAAATGCTGTGAAGGTAAAAGATTTAGCCGTTAAATACTTAGAATTGAATGATGCTGTTGATGCTGGTATTGCGTCTGTTGAAGATGCTACTGCTGCAAGAGATGATCTTATCGAAGCATTAAGTTTGGAAGAAGATAAGATTGATGAATTGATTACAAAATATGGCGATTATAAGACAGCTATCATTGAGGCGGCAAGAGAATCTATTAGAACAGACGTTAATACTGCTGTTGCAGGAGCAAATGCGGCAAAGGATCAAGTTGTTGAAGATTTAAAGACAGGTTGGTTTGGTGGTAATGCAAAATATATTAGTGTTATTGGCAATAAAGAAGATGAAGTAAAAGCGGTTAAAGATGCGTTAGAATTATTAGATTCTCTTAGTTATGAGGGAATTGATAATACTGGCACAAAAGGCGGTTCTATCTTTTTGCCAAGCGTGTATTTAACTGGTGGCGATACTGCAAAAGCATCATTTGATGATCTAATGGCAGATTATGAATATCTTGAAAATGCCATGAATGATGTTATCGAAAAATTTGGTGTTGATAATCCAGTTGCAGAAGAACTTGCATCGTTATATAACGAATATGCCGATGAGTTAAAACCAGCTATTGCCGCTATTGAAGCAGCTAACAGGGGAATTGCTTCTGATTTAGTATTGGCTCAACGTGCCATTTCTGATCCAAAAACACAAGAAGAATTTGAGGGATTTAGACAAGCGATCATTGACAATATGGAAAGTGATATAAGGTTTGATGATCGTGTTGGTTCTGTTGAAAATTATGTAGATTCTATTCTTTCTGAAAATGACACTTATAAAAAATGGTTAGATAATCTTGGCTCACAAGAGCGTGTTATTGATGAAATCACAAGAAAGAAAACTGAGATTGTAAAATCTCTTGTAGAAATGCCAGATTTTAAACTGGATTTCAAGAATATGGATTTCAAAAATATTTTTGGTGGCATTCAGGATTTTGCATCCGATATGAATGTTGCGATAGATGAGGTTAATACAGTTAGAGAATATTTAGAATCTCTTTCTGATGAACAGATTAATCTTGTGTATGACCTGATTATTAATTCTCGTGTTGAGGGATTAGATGAATTAAAGACAGCGATTGAAGCTGCAAATATTGAAAATATTGTTTCTAAAGATAAACTTAAAGAATATGAGGAATTATTCTCAAATTACCAAAGTGTTCTTAATGAAGCAGGATTATTGGGTATTGATCTGTCTAATACTGTATATGGCAATATTGATACCAATAATCGACAAATTCTTGAATGGACAGACGAAAACCTTGCTACTTATAAAGATGCGATTGAATCTTGGGGCGCAACTGTTGATGAGATGCGAGGTTCTATTTCTACAGTATTTGGTTCATCTTCGGAATATGATGGTGTAGAGATTGCGTTCTCGCCAATTTTACAAACAGAAAATGGCCCTGTGCTTTTAGATTCTCATACTGTTGATGAATACATTTGGGGGTTGATTGATAAAGCTGGAGAAGGCTGGACAAATGAAAGTTTGTTGCGGCTCGATACAGAAGGGTTAGAGATGGATGGGCAGATTATTAAAAATCTGCTTGCTGATATTGGTGATGCGGCAATTCATACTGGAGAGGCCATGCACTTTACTGGAGAAGCTGGTGCTGTTAATGAAATGTATGATGCTATCAAAGAGGCGGCTGAAGAAGCCGGTATTTCTGTCGAAGCATTTATGTACTATTTTGAGCATACTGGCAATCAAATTGCCATTCAAGCTAAAAATATCCGTGATTCTTTAAAAGGAATGTGGGATTCTGAGGACTTTGCCGATACAAAAGCATCTTTAATTCAGATGGCAAATACTCTTGATGGAATTACAGGGCAAAATATTAAAGACCTTGCAGAAGATAGTTCAGCGTTAAAGTCTATTCTGGATCAGGATGGAATGAGCGCAGAATTTCTTGCCAAGGTACTTCAAACTGTCGCTGATGGCGAAGATGGATTTGCATTAATTACTGAAAGTGCGTTGTTGCTTAACCAAGCCTTAGAAGGTATGGTTAGAGACTTTGACCAAGTAACAGAAGCCAAATCTCCTTACGATGCTGCTATGAGTGTTCCTGAAAAGGATGAGGAATTTAAATCTTATGCTGAGGCGTTTAAGGCTTTGAATGAACAATTTGAAGCAGGGACTACTAATAGCAACGCATTTTGGGCGGCGGCTGAATTTTTATTTGGAGCAGAACAACTTCAGACATGGGGTTGGTCAGATGGTCTTAATGAGATTTATGCTGCAATGCAAAAGAATGTTAGCATTTTTGAAGATGCTGATTCTGCTGGAGCAGGATTCTTAGAAAGACTATATGAAATTGCAGAAAATGGCAAAGTTCTTGATGAAGATGGTAACATTCTCGCTACAATCGAAAAATTTACAGATGGTTCGTTTACATTTGATATTGATGCAACGTCAATAGACGAAATTGCTCAAAAATTAGGCATTACAGAAGAAGCAGCATTGTCATGTTTAAAAGCATTATCAATGTGGGGCGATATTGATTTTTATAATGTCGAGGAAGTTCTTGATGCTATTGAAAAAATTGGGCTTTCTTCTGATTCATTGGAAGGAACTGCAATTAATATTGATGCTTTAACGGATCAGTTAATCTCTTTGGGTTATACCAATAAAGATATTTATGATCTGTTGCAAACATTACAAGGTGTTGAGGGAGTTACGTTTTTATCTGCATCCTCCGATGTAGATACTTTAACTAACAGCTTAACAAACTTGGGGTTGGCTACAGATGATGGTATTGAAGTTAAGGTGAATACTGAAAGTCTGTCTATTTTGATGGAGCAATTAAGTTTTACCAAAGAGGATGCTCAAGGATTAATTACAAAATTGGATGAAGCTGATGGCATTACATTAACGAATGCTAAAGGTGAAGTTCAGGATTTGCAAAGTGTATTGCAATTTATTGATACTTTAGATTTTGCGACTGTTGAAAGTAAAGTTAATAGTCTTGGTGAATCAATAGATGATGTTGACGCTTCATCAACCGATAATGCACAAAGTCAGTTGGAGGCTATTGGTACTTCTGCGGAAACAGCAGAAAGTAAAGTACATGATTTGCAGACTACAATCAATGGTTTAACTGGTAAAACGGTTACTGTTTCTGTTGATGTTAAGAGAAAAAATAGTTTGCTTAGTATGCTTGGCTTTGCCAAAGGAACTAAAAATGCTCCTGATGGTGCTGCATTAACTGGCGAAGAAGGTGCTGAACTTATTAAGTCTGGTGATCAGGCTTATTTAGCTGGTACAAATGGCCCTGAAATTGTTCATTTAAATCAAGGCGATACTGTATATACAGCAGAGGAAACGAAAGATATTTTAAAGAGTGGCAAATATCTTAGTGGTTCGATTCCTGCTTATTCTGGTGGCTATAATGGCGGTGCAAGTGGAACAATCAAGCCAAAGGGCGGAACTTATAAGTCTGTTTTCTCTGGTAATAATTCTTCTACTACAACGAAAGAACTGAAAGATGCGGTAAAAGAAACTGAAAATCTTGAAGATGCTTTAGAAGATACATTAAAGAAAATGAAAGAGGTTATGGATGATCTTATTGGAGATTATGAACATACTATTTTCATTATGGAACATAAAGGCGTAAACTCCAATGAAATTATTAAAATCTATAAAGCAATGCAGGATGCAGTACATCAACAAGCAGAGGAATATCGTGCATTAGGGCTTGATGAAAATTCTGATTATATTCAAGAATTGCAAAAACAATGGTGGGAATATCAGGATAGTATTCAAGATTTAATCATTGAAACATATGAGAAATCTGTTAAAGAACACGAAAACGCTATTACCTTAAATGAAAATTGGCTCGACAAGGCAATTACAAATAAGGACTTTAGTGGGATCACAAGATATACGTCTGATATTATTAGTCATTATAAAGCGATGCAGGATGAGATACATCAACAAGCGGAGTATTATCGTTCTCTTGGATATTCTGATACCAGTGATGAAGTTAGTAAACTGTCAGATTTGTGGTGGGACTACTATGATAAAATTGCCGAGACTTCTGCTAACGCATGGCAACAAGTAGTAGATAATGTCAATGATGCAGTTGATGAAATTACTGGCCTGTATGATACATTGAAGGACGCTGCTCAAGAGTATGCTGATAGTGGCTTTATTACCATTGATACTTTACAAGAGATTTGTTCTTGGGGTGTCCAGTACCTTGCCTATTTGAAAGATGAAAATGGACAATTAGTTATCAATGAAGAAAGTCTGCAAAAGGTGATTGCGGCACGTACTGAACAAATGGCGGTTGAAACTGCGTTAAGTTATGTGCAACAGATTCGTAGTGCGATTGAGCGCAACGAAATCACTGAATTGATGAACTTGACATTGGCAACTGAGCAGACCACAACAGCTACATGGGATTTAGTGTATGCGCAGTTAAGGCTACTGAATGTATCTGGTGATCTGAATGATACGATGTACGCTGGAGCATTGCAGAACATTAACAACCTTCGTGCGCTGTCTGGTATTGCTATCTCCAGTATTGGTAAGGTAGAAGGCTCTGTAAAAGAGGCTAACGAGTCTGCAAAGAAAGCCCTGAAGGAGCAAGGCGATTATCTGGATGACTTGCTGAAATATGTCATGGAAATGATTAAACAGGAAGTCAAGAATCAGATTGAGGCTTTGGAGAATCAAGTTGACAAGATGAAAGATATTGTTGACTTGCAGAAAAAGTCACTCGAACTTGAGCGTGAAAAGGACAATTACACTAAGAATGTTGCTGAAAAGACAAAGGAACTGGCAAAACTTCAACAGCAGCTTGCTTTACTGGAGTTAGATGATAGTCGTGAATCTGCGGCAAAACAGGCAAAGATGAAAGAGGAAATTGCTGATTTGTCAAATGACTTGGCTGATGATCAGGCCGATCACGCATATGATGCAACCAGCGATATGCTTGATGATATGTTTGATGCCTACGAAAAAGAGAAGAAGAAAGAAATTGAAGTCCTTGAAAATAGTATTTCTTCTGAAGAAAAGTTGTATCAACTTGCTATCGAGCGAATTCAGACGCAATGGGACACTCTTTATCAGCAGCTTCTTGATTGGAACTATGAGTACGGCACTGTCACAAATAATGAGATTACTGCGGCTTGGGATGCGGCGTGTATTGCTGTTGAAAAGTATGGTAGTTATCTTAATGCTGTTCTGCAAACGCAACAGCAACTTGCGGCATTGGAGGCCAGTTCCAGTTCTTCAAGTAGCAGCACAATCATTGGCGGTGGGTTGACTGGAACATCTACTACTCCGAATGTGATCGGTAACTCTGGTAATTATGATACCAGTGGTGGGCAAGAAACTGAAAATGTGCATAATATCATTAAAAAGATGTATGCAAATAGCCGAGCATGGGGTAATGCAAGTGAAAGCGAACGAAAGCGGCTGGATGCAGAAAACCTCCAGCTTGGGCAAAGTCTGGCCCGATATGGTATCAACGCTTATCGTGATAATGGTACATGGTATACATCTGATGGTTCATTGCTGTATGAGAAGTATAAGAAATACACTTATCATACTGGCGGTATTGTTGGCGATGATCCTACACTGGAGCAGGATGAACTTTTTGCGAAGCTGAAAAAGGGCGAAGCCGTATTTACCAAGGAACAGCAGAAACCTATTTATCAAGCATTAGACTTTGCAGAAACTATGTTAGGCAAATATGGCAAAGTGATTAATTCTATTTCTGATACTGACCTTATGGGGAGCAGGATGCAGGAACAGATTAAGCAGGATGCCCAGCAAACACAGACAGTCGTTGAGAATAGTGGTATGTCGAATGAATTTAACTTGACGTTCCCAATGCAAGTTTTGCAAAAGCTGGATGATGCTGAAATCAAGAGCCTGACAAAAAAGATCAGTAATTATACCATTAAAGAACTTGATAGTGTATTTACTATGCGTGGGAAAAGAAGTTTGAGATATTAACCACATTTGTTATAGCAGAGGGCAATTTGCTCTCTGCTATCTCTATATTCATAGAAAGGAGGTCATTGTTTGGTCATTAATTTTTCAAAATTGAATTTTCGTAAACGCCCTAATTTTATTATACGGAATTTTGATGGGAAAGCGATAGGTGTATTAGGACATATTATAAAACCAGAAGCGATAATTAGATATAGGGACTTTTCAGAAATTTCTTTTACATATCCATCACACGTTAATGGGAAAAAACTGAGCGAATATGATCTTCTGACTGGCATGAGGATTATTGATGTAGAAGGGTTTGGACAATTTATATTACATAATCCAGCAGAAAATGATAACGGAGTAAAGTCAAGCAAAAGTTGTTCTGGCTATTCTTTGGAATATGAATTTACAAATAAGAGTATTTCGCTGGAAGAAGGAACATATAACTTTTGGAATCCGTTTGCGCCAGATAGCACTATTTTAGGTATTATTTTGTCGGAAATGCCTTCTTGGAGTCTTGGTACAGTTTCTTCAAGTTTAATTGGTAAATATCGAACATTTAGTGTTGATGGCTTGTCTATTTATGATTTCATGAAATCTGAATTGGAAAAGACATATGAATGCGTTTTTGATTTTGATACTTATAATCGAAAGATTAATGTGCGCAATAAATATAATACTGTTCCAACAAAGCCAGTTTATATTTCGACAAGCAACCTCGCAAAAGAAATTGTAGTGGAAGAAGATATTGATGATCTGTTTACAGTATTAGACGTAAATGGTGCAGATGGTGTTGATATTCGTAGCGTGAATCCAATGGGAGAAAATCGGATTTATAATTTGGATTCGTATATGACTGAGGAATACTTTTCAGCAGATATTATTCAAAAGTGGAATCGTTGGAAGATAACATTTGAAAGTTATCAGACTTTGTATTATTCCATAGTCATTGCTCAAAATATGCAAATTTCACGTTATGCTACTGAGAGTGCTGTTTTGACAGATATGCAAGGCGAATTAACAGGACTTGAATCACAAAAGGCCGCATTACTTCAAGCTGTTGCAATGGATAGTTCTTTGCAATCAAAATTGAATACTGTCAATTCGCAAATAAAGTTTAAAGAAAGTGAGATTAATTCTCAAAATAGTTTGCTTACTACAATTCAAAATCAAATCAGCAACTATACAAGCCAGTTAAAACAGATAAATAAGGAAACGGCATTTTCATCATTTTTCACAGATAATGAATTGAAAATTTTAGACCGTTACTTTAAGTGTGGTAGTTTAACTGACAGTTCTTTTGTGGCGAGTGAAGTAGATAGTTATTCATCTGAATCAAGTGTAACTCGTGGATTATCGTCTGTTTTTAATATTGCTAATTGTACGGCTGTCAGAATGGCAACGTATACAAGTGATATTACATTTTATACTATTCGTGGTGGTTTTATTAATGTCAATGATTCTCAACTTAAATTGAATGCAGATGTTGTGAGTGGTACATTACAAGTCAATCGTGATAACACTTTTATAATGTCATTGTATTTAAACCAAGGATCAATTAATGGTAATACATTTCCAAGTGGAACATTATCGTTGACTGGTAGATTATATACGAACGTGTCTTATGGTGATACATCTATTCGGATTAACACATCTGCTACAACGGCATATATGACCTATGAAACAAGTGAATATCAAAGAATGTCGATTGCATGGGATTTGTTTGAATATGGAAAAGATGTTCTTGATAAGAAAGCATATCCTGTATATCACTTTACAGTCGATAGTTCAAATTTCTTTGCAATAGATGACTTTGTTTCATTTGCAAAAGAATTTACATTAGGTGAAAGAATTTATTTGCATCTGAATATGGGTGTAATTGAACCTATTGTAACTGGCGTATCAGTTGAATTTGATGATTTATCAAAACTTGAATTAGAGTTTGCAAGTGATTTTCAAATTAAGAATGGAAAATTCAGCTTTTTAGATAATTTAGATGAATCTGTGTCTATAAGTAAGACTTTGGATTTTAACCAATTCAACTACAGCAATTTCGTTAATAGCGGTGCTAATACCAATATCAAGAAATTTATGGATTCTGCTCTTGATACCATGAAGAATATGATTCTGTCTGGTACACATAACGAAATCACTATTGATCAAGCTGGGTTACGCTGTCGAAAATATGATGAGGCCAGTGGTGGCTATAGTCCAAAGCAAATCTGGATGGCCCATAATGCTTTGATGTTTACAAACGATGGATGGAACTCTGCAACTATCGGTATCGGTGAATTTGTTGATAAGAACTTGGGATCGTTATATGGCATTGTAACTCCTGCTCTGGTAGGAACTATTCTTGCTGGTAACAATCTGATTATTGAAAGTGAAAAGACTGATGGTGGTGTTGCCGTTTTCAAGATGGATGGAGAAGGTGCTTCGCTGCATAATGCTTCATTTAATCTTTATGGTAGCACTGGCGGCAGAATTGATTTAGGAGCCGTATTTGGTATTGTTGGTGGTGGCGATAAGAACACTATGTTTTACTATAACTCTAAAGGCCAGCCAACAGGTGTCAGGACAGCAAATAATCGTAGCGTAACAAGAATTGCAAACTTAGCATCTAATGATACACCTAATGCAAAACATGAATGTTCATATTTCGTAAGTCCATTTGCATCAGTTCCCTCTCAAACATCCGAAACTTGTCTGATATTC